ATCGTGTTCGTTACGTCATTGTTGATTGGTGACAGCGGAGGGGCTGGTTCATTGAATCGATAATATAACTTTAAATCAGGAGTAGAAAAAATTGATTTTTTTGCATAAGAAGTTTGTTGGAGCACGCTTCTAACGCTATGAAAAACTCTTAACTCATCAAGAACCCCTGATAACGTCTGTTGCGGGGTGACTATAGTAGAAGCTACCTTGTAAGACGTTCCGCTACCTATGACAAAATCATTATAGTCGATATCAAGATTGGTTAAATACATGCTATCAGAAGTAGCTTTTAAAATTTCATTATTATAAAATCTTAAAACATTGTTGTTAGATTCTTTATCCAACACCACGCATAAATGATTAAATTCGCCTTTTTTAATTTGCGATGAAACCGTCATTGCAGCTGATCCTGAAAACACGTCAAACTGTGCCTCAACTTCATCTGTCGAAGTTGTAGGATTCAATCGCAAAGATATTCCGTGGTTGTTGCTGGCATTTATTTTTTGAAAGACTATTTGCGTTCCTGCAGTTTGTATGCTTGGAATGAAAAGCTGCATTTCTACGCTTAGTGACTTATCATTCTTTGGATTAAGAACTGAAGACTTTACTAACGCATCAGGGTTAAGTGATGGAAACATCGATCCCGGGATGTCTTTTACGACTATATAAGTTCCTTTGTCAGGAGTCGTTTCGGATAGCTGGGTTCCTGAAAAAAGCAACTCTCCTTTGTACTTCGGAATTTGATCAAAAACCCATTTTTCAAATCCAGTCAAGTTCGAAAAAAATGAATCTATTTCTTCTTTACTACCGTCGAAAGGATAAGAGTTAATTATCAACTCAAAAGCTAAGTTAACTTTAGCTTCCGCTGACATAAAGAAAGTATGATTTTCAAATTTTGACCAGTCTATGTCGAGCTGCTGAGTAGATTTTAATCCTGTTCCCTGAATGTCGTTTGCAAATGAGTTTTCGTTGCTGGAGTCAGATTCAGGTAAATCTGCAAACTTCAATACGTAAGATCTGTTGTTATCTCCAACTGCCTTTATAAAAGAAGGTACGTACTGAGTGAAACTGTAATTAGCCATTTGTTTGCCTTACATCACGAAACTTGAGAGTTGCTAACGTTAAATACATTTGAGACAGCCTTATAGATTTTTTTGTACCCTATCACGTTAACCATTATATCAACTACATAACTTCTATCTAGCGGTAAACTAGACATATCCAAGTTAAAGTACATGCCGTCGGTGTCACTAGACACTCTTGTTGAGTTATAAACTTCATCAAATGGAATTATTACTTCGTTTGTCGAAAAATCTCTTACTTGATAATAAGTTCTTTTTAACACTATCCCAGGCAAGTTAATTGGTTTTTTAACTAACTTTATAAAAGGTGCAGTATAATCGAATATGTTAAGACGAACTATCACGTCTTCGTTCGACCTATGCAAGTTTTGTAATCCTGTCGTCGTGATCACATATTCTTTTCCATCAAGTATAGCAGAACTTCTGTTAGGTGGATAAGCATACAAGTCAGATCCAGTGTAATAAACTACAGATTCATCTAATGAACTCCAGATAGGAGTGAAAAGAACAGAACCTGATTTAGCTAGTTCAGCGTATAAAATTGAGTCCGATTGTGGAAGCACAAATGATGCAGAATATAATCCTGCAAAATAATTCAAGCCGTCGAAATGTTGAGACCCTGTCGCGTATATTGAGTAAGATCCACTCCCGTCAGATCTCATTGTCTTTAACTTCAACAACAAACAATTGCTACCAGTCACTTGCGATAAGGAAGATCCACTCAAAATGTTAGAAAGTTGATCATCTCGATAATTTCTTAAAAACATTGTTGATGTCGTGTCGAATCTTAATATCCTCGAATCATCAATAATCGAGTCGTTATATCTTACAACCATTCGTGGGTGTTTTGAAGAATTGTAAGCCGTTCTAGCAGCGAACCTTTTAACAAAGTAAGAATAAGCGTTGTTTTCTTCAACGTTAGAGAAAGAAATTCTAAATCCATTATCAGGCAAATCACCTGAAAGAGTAGCTGACACGATGGTTGTAACATCTAAATCTAGATTTTCTTCTCCAGAAGCAAAATGTTGTTTAGACTCAAAGCTAGAAATAGACAACAAATTTGATGATGTTATATAATCGCAGCTTGATTCAGCATAACCCGCCAACGAACATCCTGTAACAAACCATGATCCTTCAGAGAAAGATGAAGATAAGAAATTGCAGTAATCAATATCAGAGTAATAAACTACATCTCTTCCTTCTCCTTCATCAAAAGATCTGGACAAAGGATAAGCTGAGATGTCGAAATTATTTGGAGTTGTTTGCCCTCCGTACACATCAAATAGTTGCAATTTGCAATTGAAAGACGAATGATTAATGTTTATCTTATTTTGCGATATTAGGTCTTTTAAGGGTTGCAGATCAAAATGAATGAGAATTCTTGAGAGTTCTTTTCTTGGATTGCCATTCTCATCAAGATTAGATCCGTACAATTTAAAAAGATCTAAAGTAGAAGCCGCGCCAACATTTGAACTAGTTTTTATGGACGAAGTACTTGCGTTTCTAACAAATCTGTTAGTAATATAAGCGTCTTTATCCGCTAACAATACTTTATACATTATATGCTAGTCCTTCCAATTATGTCTACGTTGGGAAATTTGAATTCAAATATTCCACCTTCTGGTGGATATAACATACCTTTTCTAAGATGCATTTTTACGTCAAAAGAATTTTCGCTGTATTGAAGATTGTTTATCTTTCCGTTTAAATTAAAGAATTCTATATTAGTAACAGCGATAACACCAGGGGTGTTATATATCAAATTCTGCAAATCGTTGATGACAATTGGTTGATCTATAGAAAAATTCTTAATATTGAGACGATCGATCAACTTTACCAAGATTTCTTGCAGTAAAATTTGTTTATTCAAGGAAGGATCGGCAACGACCTCGAAAATCATCGATAGATTGACTATGTAAGCGTCTAATATATCGATTGCATCATTCACCAGACGATAAGGGGCAATATATTTTCGAAGATTTTCTTTCAACGTATCAGGACTATTTATTAAAGTAGAATTTGCAGATCTTGAAACAACGTAAAGTTGAGTCGCTAGAGGGTTGTTGGGATTTGAACGAACTGCAGCTCTAAATACTCGACCAAAGTTAGAAGGTATAGAATAGATCCTAGCAAGCAAATCTTCTCTTGTCACAATTCTTTCTTGAGCATTTCTTGCTGAAGGAATTAAGGATTTCAACTCGTCGACGCCTGGTGCTTCTTCTCCTCCTGAAGCCACCTTCTTGTTCGTGACGACCATGCCATTTCTAACTGCGTTTATAACTGAAAGCTTTGGATTTAGCGGAAAATCCACTGTCATACTAGTGATAGTGTTGATAGTCTTTGCAGGAACGTTGTGAGATAGTCCACCGCCATATCTATAAACCACTGTTAATTGAGACTCTGGCGCATACACTCCCAAAGTCCTCGTCTTCAACATTTGAAGAGGGTTAACTGTTGTTCTAGAGAACGTTTTCGAATAAGGAAAGCTAATTGCAAACTCAGATGGATCAGGAACCGCATCGTCTTCAAGACTGGTGTCTGAACCTCCACCCATGATCATATAGGTTTTTCTGGTGCTTAGATCAACATTGGTGATGTACCGATACGGAGCTGGTATTACTTTTATAGCTTCAGATATTTCTTGAGAATCTCTAGCTAAATTCAATACGTTACGATAGACAACATCATCTGTCAACGAACTAACTTCGTAATAAACGTTACCTTTGCTATCAAAAACCGATAATATTTCCGTGACATTGCTTCTTGATAATTCAATCGTCCTAAATGGTAATTCTCCGCTTAACGAAAAAGATTCTTTTTCTTGTTTACCAGAAATGCATTGTCCATCTAAAACCATGACAAAGCTAAGAGGAGTACCATCCCCAGATATCTTTCCAACTTGAACATCAGCTAAAAAAGTACCATCTGATCTTTTTCTGGAAAAATCTACGTCTGAAAGCAACGTAAAGTCTATTCCTGAGTTAGAAGTAAAGATAGAATTTGCCCTTACGATCGGTAGAGCTTCAGCAGAAGGAACTATGGCGTTAGAAACTATCGATGATGGAACTTCGATAACAAAAGTTAAATCAACTATTGAAGGAGAAGCTCCCGTTATTTTAACCCCTGAAGATCTGATAGCTCGTTCTATGTTTTGCGGTTCAATCGCAGCGTTGTAATCTAATTCGTTGTATTGATGATCTAAGTAGAAAGACATCACATCGCCTGTATAGGCGGCTAAGTCTAATAACATTCCTCCCATAGAAGATTCAGAAAAATCTTGTATCTTATCAGGGTAATAAGTCCTTGCGTATTGAACAAGCTGAGCTCGAAGAGAATCAAAATCTTTTGCTAGATAAGTCCTAATACGATAGTTCTTTAAATCATTTATTGCCATAATAGTTCCACCATTACATTATATTGCATACAAGACTATCTGCAATGATCTAATTTCAGTGCTAATCTTAGGGACAGTATAAGTTATCGTAATCTTAACAATAGCTGTAGAAAAATTGTTGACATTATCGGCAGAAGAAGAAAAATCTTTCAAAGAAACGAAAGGCATCCATTTTTCAACAGCGCTTCTTATTCTTGTGATAGCTAGTTCATCGAATGCATCGAGATTTGATATCTCTGATGTCAATTCTCTTAAATTTGCGCCAAAATAATACGAACCTAAACGCTCACCCCAGTTAGTCAAAAGCAAATTCTTCAAATTATCATGTATCTGATCAGCTAAGCTATAATGCATAGCATATATGTCCTTATCGCTAACCTGCAAGGGGGTCTTTATACCAATAGGTTGCAAAAAAGTCTGCTCAACAGCCGTAGTGGGTTGTGAAGCAAGCTTTCCAGAACTCTTGAAATTAAAGCTACCCATGCCAAATATCTTTTGCAAGAGTAAATATCTAAAGAAAAAAATAAGACCACTTGTCTTTTGCTCGTAAATTTACCAACTTCATTTGGTCTCAGTAGTAGGAGATTTATTTTTGGAAGCTTTGTCTTGAGCTTTTTTTAGTTGCTTTGCGCCAAAAGTCGGGAAACAATTATATACACGTTGGTCATCTCCGCCATTAAATTCAATGCGTCGTTTCCAGAGGAAACCTGTCAAGTCGTCTTGGGCAGCTGCCGCAATTCCAGCACCTGGGCTTTTTTCTTGACTATTCTCTTTCTCATCCAACATGATATTGGATCTGACTATATACTGTATTTTTCTAGTGTCATTATAGGCAAGAGTAGAACCATTAGTCAATGTAATATTTCTAGAACCTATTGAAAACCCATCAGAGCTACGGACGCCTAAATCTCTGTTTACTCTTAAAATCGCTGTGGGTTTACCGACCTTTAAAACCTCCGTAATGTCTACTGTGTAGTAGTTAGATATATCTGGAACATCTATTCCATTTCTTTTGACTGTTATAACTCTAATTTCTGTATAAAACAGAACCCTGACTTTGTCTCCTACTTTTATATAAGCACCATCAGGATATTTTTTTTGTGTATCAGGATCAATGTAATTCAAATTATAAGGAAAATCTTCGTAATACTCATCAGGAGTTTCTACTGAACCTAAATTGTCCGGATCGACCTGTCCTCCGTCGATAGAGATGAAAGGAACTTTGAGAAGTTTAGTGGCAGGATCTGCCTCAAATCCAGCAGGACGAGGTTCTTCCAGCACCGAAACGTGATCATTGTTCGCTTTTCCTTTGACGTATATAAGATCTCCTGGTGATAAAGCTGGAAAATCTGGACAATCAGGATGTTTACCTTGCGCTATTTTAGCTAATTCATAGGTACCTATGTACGGTCTTTCATTAAAGGGTTTTATATATGAACTTAAAC